CACCTACTTCGAGAAGCTGCCGCCACTCATCGACAGAATCAACCGGGAGAAGCGCAGCAGCAAGAATTATGTGCTCTTCCTCGGCTCCACCGATGCGGAGACCAATCAAGCGCCGTGCCTCAGCCTCGTGCAATTCCAAGTCGACGGCGGCGAGCTGGTGGTGTCGGCCTACCAGCGCAGTTCCGACGCCAACCTCGGGTTGCCCTCCGACATCTATCACCTCTACCTGATGGCCCGGCAAATCGATTTGCCCCTGCAATCGATTACCCTCAACCTCGGTAATGTGCACATCTATGACAACAACATCGACCGTACCCGGGACTTGCTCGCCGGGAACGATAATATCAAATTTGAGTTAAACGTATGAAAAACAAACTGTATCTATCAGCCCCGCTCCCGTTCGTAGGGCAGAAGCGCATGTTCGCGCGCGAGTTTATAAAAGTTCTGAAACAGTTTCCCGACGATGTCACATTCGTCGACCTCTTCGGAGGCTCGGGCCTGTTATCCCACATCGCCAAGCGGTGCAAGCCGAATGCCACCGTGGTGTACAATGACTTCGACAACTACCGAAAGCGGCTTGAAAACATACCGCGCACCAATCGATTGATCGCCGATATTCGGGAAATCGTAGGCAATACCGTTCCTCGGCACAAGGCGATCACCGGAGACATTCGGGAGCGCATATTCGACCGCATTCAGCGGGAGGAGCGCGAAAACGGATATGTCGATTTCATCACGCTCTCTGCCTCGATTATGTTTTCGATGAAGTACAAGCTGAGCGTTGCCGAAATGCGTAAGGACACCCTCTATAACAATATCCGCAAAAACGATTATCCGGAATGTCTCGACTATTTGGAAGGGCTGGAAATTACCTCTCGGGACTATCGAGAGGTGTTCAATGAGTACAAGGATACGCCCGGTGCGGTGTTTCTGGTCGACCCGCCCTATCTCTCCACCGAGGTGGGGACCTATACGATGTACTGGAAGCTCTCCGACTACCTTGACGTGCTGACGGTTCTTACCGGTCATTCCTTCATCTATTTTACCTCCAATAAATCCTCCATACTCGAATTGTGCGATTGGATAGGCAGAAACAAGAGCGTGGGCAACCCCTTCGAGGACTGTGTGAAA